TACGCGGAGCTGCGGCGCAGACAATGCCGAGGTAGCCGCCCGCGTTCAGCCCCAGGGCCAGCCCAGGCACGCTCAGCAGGAGGGGCCAGCCGTCCGTGGTAGGCGCGCCAGTCAGCAAGCTGGTGATGATGGTCCACACCCGGCCTGCTGCGTTTACGGCCGTCGCGCGCACCAGCCAGAAGACGTATGGGTTGACCGGCGCGGGACCCGTGCCGCCCCAGCTCAGCTGTAGCGCCACCTCCTGTAACTCAATGTCCTCTTCAATCTTCCAGATGATGAGCGGGTCCGCACCGATGCCAATCGTCTCGTTGGCTGGGTAGGCCCTGGGCACGATCTGCCCCATGATCATGCCCGCGCCCGTGGTTCGGCTGTTCTCGGCCGTCCCACAGAAGTGGATGCGCTCGCGCGTGATCACGGTGGCCGTGCCGGTCCCCGCCTCTTCCAGCAGCACCACGCCCGGCGCGCTGACGCCCGCCAGCGCCACGTCAGCGCCCGCGTGCGTGTGCAGACCCGACGCGGAGCTGCCGTCGGTCACCTGATCAACGAGCGCGCCCGTGGCCGTCACAACGTCGGTGTGCGAGTTGATCGTGTGCGCGCCGACACCGCCCGCATCAGCCTCCACCTGGGCGATCACAGCATGGAGCGGGCCGCGATAATCGCGCTCGCTCTGGGCGATCTTCTGCAACCCCGCCACGCTGCTCAGGATGCGCACGGTCACAAACGCGCTGTTGGGGGCCAGCGTCGGATCCTGCTCGCTGAACTCCAGCGTAGTGCTGTGCTGGGCGATCAGGAACAGCCGGACGTTGTGCCAGCTGGCCACGTCCACGGTGGGATTCTGCACCACTGCGGAGCTGAGCACGGCGGGGCTGGTCGGCGTGTCGTCGCCTACGACCGTCCACGTCCAATTCCACAGCAGGTTGCCAGGGTCGCCAGAGTCAAACGCATCGCCGTAGAGCTGGACCGTCTGCGGCAGAGCCACCGCGCTCAGGTCAACGCTGGGGTCAACGTCGGGGTTGGTCTTGGGTGCGGGATCGCCGCTCGCGTAGGCTGTGACCGCCATTTAGAAGGACCCCCCGCCGTTGCCGCGCGTCAGCTTGCTGCCGATCACGGTAACAGTCCACGCCAGCTTTTGCGCGCTGCCCCAGACCAGCCCGTCGACCCCGTGGGCTACGTTACCCAGCACGCCGTCACCATCGTTGTCCTGCTGTAGATGCAACGTGACCCCCCGCGCTGTGGCCCCAATGGGGGGGTAGTCGCTGAGACGCTGGACAGCAGGCAACACGGCGTCCCCGTAGTTGAGCGTGCCCACATTCTGCATTTGGGGCAGGAGCACCATCGGCTGCTGCCAAGCAGCCGTGACGCCACCCATGATCAGCGGGGTGACCTGAACGCCCGTGATATAAACGTCGTCGTCTGTGATCACCGGCCAGTTGGCCCTGTGGACGCCCACCTGAATCTGCCAGGGTGCCGTGATCTGCGTGACCGCCTGGAGAAACCCGTACCCCGAGATCCAATCCCAGCGGGCCTGATCGATGGTGCCCACGTCGGGGGTGAATTGCAGCACGCCGCTGGCGAGGGTGACCTGCGCCCACTTGTCTACGTTGACGTGCTGGAGCAGAGCCGCGCTCACGCTCTCTTCTACGACCAGCCGCGCCTCGTGATCGTCCAGCGTGACCTTGGCCCCCTCCAGGCTCACCTGGGGGATCTCCCACCACGCCTTGACCTCAGTACCCACAGGGTCGGCCGTGCCGCCGCTCAGGAGCCGCTGAATCCGTGACCTGATCCACTGTAGGTGGTAGGCGAGCCCCGCCGTGCGCTCGGTCCCTGGGGGCCAGCTGGCCACAGTGCCGCCGTCGTACAAGTCTGACCCTTGGGCCAGCCGGTTGATAGGGTGGGCGAAGCCGCCCAGGTCGGTGCCAGGGTCGCCGCTGGTGCCCGCGTCTTGTAGAAGCGCCTGCGTGTTGGCGTCGTCCCAGGCGCTCAGGCTGTAGATCACGCTGGGCACGGTGCCAGCCGCCCAGCTCACCACCTGGGCGAAGGCGACGTAGGGCAGGCCGCCAGCCGCAAGCGGCTGGGTGTCGCCGATCTGGAACTCCAGCACCGTCTCGGTGCGCGTCTTTGTCGTCCCTACCGGCGTCTCAACGCCGGTCGCCACGTCCCAGAAACGCCGCGTGTCGGTGTCGGCCGGGAGCTGCGAGGGTCGCGCCCACAGGTAAGGCTGGGTGCCGGGGGCCGCCAGCTCCGCGTTGCGCGCCAAAGTGTAATCGAGAGGGTGGTTGATGTTCAGCGTGGCGGGGTCGAAGGTGTGAACCATCGAGCCCCACGCGCAGCCCACGTTGACCGCGCCCGCCGCGCCCCGGTCCTCGACCCGCGTGTCCTGCGTCTCAACGTGCGCCAGGACAAACGGGTCAAGGTTCAGCGTGTAGGTGATACCGTCGTTGATCTCGGACCACGCCAACGGCGTGAGCAGGCCGCTGACGTTGCCCAGGATGCCGCCCAGCGCCTCCCGCAAGTAGGTGTAGACCAGCTCTTGCAGCGCGCGCGCGTCGGGGGCGTCCAGCCGCTCTTGATCGGTCAGCTTGACCCTGTTTTCGGGCACTTAGACCTCCTGCGCCAGCGGCACAACCGTGATTTTGTTGAGCGTGGTTCTGAGCACCCACCTCGGATCGGGCGGGATCACGTCGTCGGCAGGCACCAGATCCACGACCCCACCATTGTAGATGCGGACGGTCAGCACGTCGGCGCTGTCCATGATGCGGTCAATCAGCCGCGCCACAAACATCGTTTCTCCAGGCCCCAGGGTGGCCATGTACTCCACCACCGACCGGCGCACGGACTCGGCCACAGCGTCGTAATCTCGCCCCAGGACAGGCACCACGTTGATCGCGAGCTGCACGAGGTAGACCGTCGGGGGCAGCACTCGCACGCGCACACCAGCAGCCCGATAGCCGGGCAGGTTGAGCGGGTCCGACGTGTCCCCCTCGATCAACGCTTGCAGCTCCGCAGGCAGGCCAAAGAACACCTGATACTTGGTGGTCCCGATGGTCCAAGTGTCGCCGCTGGCCATGATGCCATCCTCGACATAGACCAGCCCGCGCTCGGGAATGCTGGTGAATTCACCGGGCTGGAGCTGGCGGGGCACGCCGCCGATCACAGCGTCGATCACCGTGATCGGCTGGGTCGCCGGGGCCTCGTGCCAGAGCACCGGTGGGCCGCCAGCAGGCACGGTGCCAGTCACCACGGCACCATCGCGCCGGTAGCCCACCAGCCCGTTACCGTCGTCCAGCAGTAGCTCACACAGGCCAGCCTGGGCGGGGTCCTCAAAGACGCGCGCAAAGGCAGCGCGCGACCCGTCAGCGGCCGTGAAGGACAGGCCCAGGTACTCCAGCGCAGCAGGGGTCGAGCCCGTCAGGCTGGACAGGTAGGACCGAGCCCGCGCCCGAACGGCGTCGTCGCTTTCTTCGTCGCGGCCGTTGGTCAGCGCCGCCGCGCTGATCACGCCGGTCACGCCCACCGCGCTCACCACGCGATCCAGCGCCCCCGCTGGCGCGTTGCCCACAGCCCCAGGCGTCAGGCAGATCACGGGCACGCTGCCCACAGCAGCAACCCCCACACCGAACGTGGCGTCAGCGGTCTGCCTGTAGACCAGGGTCGCGTCGTCACCTCGACCGTAGGTCGCCCCCGCCAGCACCGTGAGCGGGGCCGCCGTATCGACCCGCAGTAGGGTGAGCACGCCACCGCTCGCGGAGCTGGGTGCAAGCCGCGCCAGCCCGTCGGGGGGCAGGTCCGCAATCCGGTCGTCCAGATCCGTACCGCTGGCCGAGTCGATAAAGAAGGCGTCTCGGATGCGGGCCAGCCGCAGCTCCACGTTGGCCATTTCTTCGGCCCACGCCTGGATCATGTGCGCGAGCGCGGAGCCCTCTGACACGTCGTCCAGGCCACCGCGCGCGACAATGCGTGCGGCTAGCTCGCGGCGGATTGTGGTGGTTGTTCGGGGCTCGTAGGGCATGGTTCGCCTATTCTACGCGGGTGTGGGCAGCGGTGCCAGGACGGTCAGCGCCGCCCCGCTTGAGTCTTGCGAGACTACCTCGGCCTCCACAGTGTAGGTGTCGCCGTAGTCCTCGACGGCCAGCGCGCTGATCGACTGGACCCGGGGGTCGCGCAAAAGCTGATCGCGCACATGCGCCGCGACATAGGCGCGCGTGCCGGACGACCCGCTGGTGCCCACAAGCAGGGGCAGTCCGTACAAGGGGAAGCCCGACGACTCGCCCTTGACCGTCAGCATGCGCAGCCGGATCGCCTGCTCCAAGTTGGCCGCGCCTCGGACGGTTTGCAGATCACCGTCGGGCGTGAAGACCAGATCACCGTCAGGGGCGACGTATAGGTCCCGCAGGTAGGGATCGCCCCGCGCGCCGCTCCCCAGCTCGGGGTCCACCGCCTGCACCGGCACCAACACGGTATCGCCTTGGCGCGCGGGCCTGCCGCTCCCCAGCCGGTGCGCCGACTGCCAACCGTTGTAACTCGCGATCTCGATCCACCGCTCAGGGTCGCCCAGCACGCGCCGCGCCACAGCCCGCAGCGTCTCACCAGCCCGCAAACGCACCAGCGTCAGCTGGTGCGCGCGCAGGTTGACCGCTTGGGTGGGCTGGGTCGCCCTGTGGCCGTCCAGCGGCCCCACAGCCGCCGCGCGCGCCTCGGCCCCCCCCAGGTCACCACCGCGCCCGCCGCTAAGCCCCAGGGCCGTTGTGGCGTCACGGGACGCATCCTCTACACCGTAGCCGATGGCCGACTGTAGCCGCTGCCACTCGCCTTGGAGCGCGACCCAGCCGTTGACCCCAAAGGGGTCGTCAGCCCGGCCGCCGACGATGCCCTCCCAAGCCCCCCGCGCCTCGGTGGCGATGTTGGCCAGATCCGCCACGATCTCCGAGGGGAAAAGCAGCACGGCGCGGGCCGCGTCCACGGTGTCCGCTGTCACCTGGGCTGACCGCTGGAGTGCCTGCAACGGTCGCCGCAAGACCTCAAGATCGCCGCGCAGGTTGACCGCTGCGTTGAGTGCCACCGCCGCGTATGCGTTCGCGTTGTCGATGGCCGCCGCAGCCGCCTCAAACGCCTCAGACACGGGGCTCAGCAGGTTGATAGGGTTGTTGGGCGCTGCGTCCCCGTATGCTTTCAGGGTCAGTTGCCATTCGCGCGTGTGCGGGCTCTTGCCTGCGTTGCGGTCCCACGACCAGCTCTCAATCTCAACGCGCAGGTTGACGGACTCATCGAAGGCGCGGAAGACCAGATCCACCACGCCGAAATCATCGTCCGCGACGATCTCTTGATACAGGTTGAGGAAGGCGTCGAACTCTTCGAGGATCTGCGGACCAGGGGCAAACACGACGGCCCCCACCCGGTTGTACCCAGCCCGCGCACGATAGCCGCTGTTGCCGCTGATCGTGACCGACCGATAACGATTCTCTGTGGCCTCGCGCACGGGCTCTTTGCCCAGCGTGTGACGCACGCTGGTAGCGTGCGGCCTGTTGAGGCTCACCGCGTCGGGGTAGTTGGGCACGCTGACGGCATAGAGGATCTGGCCGCCGACCCGCAGCTCCAGCACATAGTCAATCGGCACCCGAAACAGGGCCGCGAGCTTGCCGGTTGCGGGGATAGAGACGGCCACTAGATCAACCCTTCGCCTTGGCGCTCACGGCCATGATAGCCGACTCCAGCGCGGGTGTCGTCGGCAGGTAGGGCGTGACGGGCGCGATCTCCCCAGGCCCTTCCCAGAACGTGTAAGACGGCACCGACCCCCCCGCGCCTGTTGCGGAGCTGGCCCAATTCTCCAGCCGCACAAGCGCAGCCCGTAGCGCCTCCACCTGGGCCACCAGCCCGTCGATGTATGCGCGCGTTGTCACGCCCAGCAGCAGGGATTCCACGGCCGCGCCGTCAGAGCTGATACGAACCTGATCGGTGCCCGCGACCTGCACCCGCACGGGCTGCCCAGGCAGCCCTTGAACGACCACGCCCGCCAGCTCAGACACAACCACGCGCGCGCCGTCGCGCAGGGTCACATGGTCTGTGACGTGGTGCGCCGTGTAGTCTGCGCCGGGCTCGGGGGCCTCGGTGTCGTCGGTCACCGCGCTCGCGTCGTCGGGGTGCTGCACACCGGCCAGCACCCAGGGCCGCACCGCCCCACGCCCCTCGGGGTAGAGCAGGGCCACCTCTGCCGCGTTGCCGTCTGTGGGCAGCTCCGAAGCACCCCCGACCCCCACGCCGCCCGCGAAGTTACCAGCGCCGCCGCCCGCGCCCAGAAAGCGCAGCGCGCGGTATGACCCACCCCAGCGGTCGGTCACGTCGGCCACGGGGTAGCCGCCTGCGACGTAGACGCGATCCAGGCGCGCCCATCGAATCCGCCCGCCGATCATGCGACCCCCAAAACACTCAGGTCTAGATCCACGTCGGCAGGCCCACCGGCCCCAGGCTCACGCACGGGCGTAGCGGGCTCGACCGTGCCAAAGAAGCCGCGCGTGTAGTCCGCTCGCGTCGTGTCCACCCGCAACCCGCTGTCCTCGTCCACCTGGGCAGAGTGTGACACGGCCGTGAGGTAGCAGGTCCACGGCACCCCAGCGCCCAGGTCCACCGTCGCCCAGACTCCAGGGCGAAGCGACGGGTTAGGACGCAGGCTCAACGACCCGTCACCTCGTAGGTGGCCGTCCTGTGTGACGTGGGCCGCGTACTCAATCAGCGCGTCAATCGCGCTGATGATCGTGGCCTTGGGGGCCTCGCCGTCGGAGCTGGGGAAGAATGGCCAGCGCGCATCATAGAGCCGCAGGCCGTGGCGTCTGGCGTCTGCGGATTGGATGATCGGGGTGCCCAGCAGGCCATAGATCCCCATCTGGCTTTTCGGCTGTAGGTACGTCTCAGCCCACCACCCGTTTTGGCGCTTGCTGTCGCTCCAGCTCACCGACCAGTTGAGCACGTCGTCAGCCAGAATAGGCGTGAAGTCACCGGGGCTCGGCGGGATCTGAAACAGGCCGGACGCCACCGCACCAGGGCCAGACACACCTCGCGACGGGTGCAGCGGGGCCATGCGGTAGATCAGGCGAGCACGCACGCCCAGGGCCGCGCCTAAGCGCGTGGTGGGCTTGCCGTCGTAGACGCCGGGGAACAGCTCCACCATCGTCGGATCAGCACCGAACGTGCCTTGGATCGCAGACCAGATCGTCCCGCTCGGGATCACGTTGCCGAACGCTTGCATGGCCACGCCGGGCACGTCGTACCACCGGCCTTTGAGCGCAAGCGGAGCGTGCGCGCGCGACCACGCGACCCCTACAGCGTCCCCGATAGCCTCGCCCCCCAAGCTGTCCGGTAGGCTCTGCTTGGCCAGCTCGCGGAACACCGTGGCCAGCAGCTCCCCAGGGTCGGATGCCTTCATCGCGCCCATCCACGCTTTCATCGCTGGCCCCCAGCTCTCAAACTGGTAGACCGCGCCGGGCACGGACAGCTTGAGCGCAGGGGCTAGCAGCATGCGCGCGTCAGTCAGTAGCGCCGTAAAGCTGTCCGCGCTGACCTGCACAGGCACAGTCGCAACCCCGTGCGGGGTCTTGCCCCCAACGCTGCGCCCAGAGCTGACGTTACGCACATAGCCCCACCAAT